CTTCCGGTCGGAGATACCCGGACTGATGACGTTGAAGGGTGCGGAACTCTTCGACGGATCCCCGGCCATGATGGAGAGGTGGAACGCTGGATCCATCCCCGTCCTTCTCGCTCATCCCGCATCCATGGCCTACGGTCTCAATATGCAGGCCGGCGGTCATGTGATGGTGTGGTACTCCCTCACCTGGAACCAGGAGCTGTACGAGCAGGCGAAGGCGAGGCTCCATCGTCAGGGGCAGAAGATGCCGGTGATGAACTACCGCCTTGTCTGCCCCGGCACCGTCGATGAGAAGGTATGTAACAGCCTGGCCCGTAAGACGGACATACAGAACCTACTGATGTCAATGATTAAAACTTCAACGATATGATTCTGCTATTTATGATTCTCGCCATCTTCTCCGTGATAGCCGGAGGTGGCATCTATGCTTTGTTGATTACAATGAGAAACGATGATGGGCAAGAGACTGATATGGGACATCCCGAAGCCGGCAGCGGCGAAGGGGAAATACGTGAGGGTAAGGAGTGATGACCTGTACCACACTGCCAGATGGACAAGGCTCGCAAGATCCTGGAAGGAGAGTCACCCACTCTGCGAAGAGTGCAAGAGACATGGCAGGATCCGGGAGGCTCAGGTGGTTGACCACATCATCCCATTCCCGGTCTGCGAGGATTTCTTCGACACGACCAACCTTCAGAGTCTGTGCGAGCAGTGCAATATCGCCAAGGGAAACAGAGACAAGAAACTTATACAGGCATGGAAGATAAAAAACAAGTGAAGTGTCCATGGTGCAATACTGTGTTCTGGTATCGCACGGAAGACATGCGGAACTACCACACCCGCGTATCGGGCGGGCGCGTGATGTCCGGGACTCTCGCGCGGGTATGGTGTCCCGCGTGCGGAGCCTGGGTGACCGCGGAGGACGGAGGGAAGACGTCCCGAAGGATAAAAAATGTGTTAACAAATTATTTCAAACGATAGGGATAGGGGGTGCAAATCTCTAAACGATAATCGCTTAAGACCACGCCCCCCCAGTTTTGCTCGCAAGAAATGTTGTTTCGGGGGTCAACCCCCAGGGAGGAAATATGGAGAAAAAAGAACAGTTGAAGATTTACGGCACCGCCGATTACAAGGCGTTGACTGAGGCGGAGCGCACTGTGTTCCGTAGTGTGGTGAACACGTTGTCTGATCAGGGGTTGTTCCGTCAGGTGGACATCCCGGTGATTGCCGGCTATGCCCGGAACGTGGTGCTGGCCCGGGTGGCGGCAAGGGATATCCAGAAGCTTGGGACGGTGATCAAGTTCCAGGACCGGGGATGTGACAAGTGGAAGACGAACCCGGCGGTCGATGTGATGACCAAGGCGCAGAACGCCTATGAGGCTACGGCCATCAAGCTGGGTCTGACTCCTACCGGGCGCAAGCGCCTGAAGGGAGAGGAACGGTCGGTGTCGGAACTTGACAAATTCATGGAGGGGATGAAAGATGCTTGAGGCGAGGGTCAACCGGTATGTCGATGACGTGATCTCCGGTAGGTTGCTTTCCTGCCGGACGGTCATACTGGCCTGCAAGCGTTATCGGAACGACATGGCCAATCCTGATCTGATGATGGATTGGAAGACCTTGGCGAACTTCGACAACTTCGCACGTCAGTTCACGCACTACAAGGGTCCGCTCTCCGGGCAGCCCTTCATCCTGGAGGACTGGCAGCTGTTCATAGCGGCGAATGTGCTCTGCCTGAAATGGCGGTCCACCGGCAGGAGGAAATACCGTCAGGCGGATATCGAGGTGCCCAGGAAGAACGGCAAGACTTTCTTCGTCGCAGTGCTCGCCTTGTGGCTCCTTCTTATGGACGGAGAGTCCGGACCGGAGGTGTACACGGCAGCCATGGACCAGGCGCAGGCCCGGCTCTCATACGAGGCAGGTGAGACGCTTGTCATGCGGTCTATCTTCAAACCCCTGGTGAAGAAATACAACTGGGGCCTGAAGGTGCCCCGGACGGTTGGTGTGTTCAAGCCCCTCAGCAAGGACACGGAGAACAAGGATGGTCTCAACATCTTCGCGGCCATCTGTGACGAGGTGCATGCCTGGCCGAATACGAAGATGATGGATGTGATCAAGACCGGCACGGGTGCCAGGAGCCAGCCGGTGATCTTCCGCATATCCACCGCCGGTGTCGATGTGTCGGTCCCCTACTTCAGGGACATCGAGGATTACATCAAGGAACTGGAAGGGGTGCTGCCGCTGGAAGAGGATCACTTCTTCATGTTGTACACCCCTGATGAGGGGGATGACTGGGAGGACGAGGATGTGTGGCGTAAGCTTAACCCGAATCTCGGCGTGTCGCTCTCCTGGGACTACATGCGCAGCATCTACCAGGAGGCCAAGACCCGTGGTGGCTCCTACGTTGCGGCCTTCAAGACGAAGAACCTGGACATCTGGGTCGATGCTCCTGACGTCTGGCTCCCTGACGAGGATATCGTAGCGTGCAGCCATGAGGTGCCCGACCTCTCCGGGGAGGAGTGTTACGTGGGGATAGACTTCGCGTCGAAAGGCGATATCTGTGCAGCTGCCTTCTGGTTCCCTGCCTTCAAGGCTGTCCGCTGGAAATTCTTCTGCCCTGACGCCAAGGTTGAGGACACGTCCCAGGGTGACCGGGTGGACTACCGGCTGTGGCGTGAGCGCGGGTGGCTGGAGACCATCCCTGGGAAAGCGGTCGACGAGGACTGGTTCCGTGACCGGATGATGCAGGAGATGGACCGGTATGACATCAAGGGCATCTACTTCGACCCTTGGGGAATGGTCAATCTCTCCAGGATAGAGAACCACTCTTTCGGGAAGTACCAGCCTTTGATGCAGGCATGGCAGCAGAGCATCAGGTACATGTCCGTGCCTACGAAGTGGGTTGAGTCGGAAGTGTTGCAGCATGCCCTTGACTTCGGGAACAATCCCATCGCCAGGTGGATGTTCGGGAACGTCGTCATCTATCGGGATCCTAATGACAACATCAAGCTTGACAAGGCGAGGTCCCGGGACAAGATAGACGGGGTGGTCGCCCTGGTGGATGCTGTCGGAGGCTGGCTCAACGAGGCTGCCAGCGAGGTGAAAGTGTACAACGATCATGAGGTGCGTATAATGCCGAATCTATGGTAAGACCTGAAGACCTTGTTACGTTCCACGGTTTCCTCTCCGCCTTCTGGAAGGAGTTCCGGAGTTCTCCGGGAGTCTCCCAGGAAGATGTCTATGACCGGCTGAACGGGGTCTATTTCGCTGCTTTCGGGGAGGATAGGTTCTCTTCATTTGATGCCTTCCGCAAGCGTCGGGACAGGTTTTACAAGAAAATCAAGGGTCGGAAGTGAGAAATGGACATTTGTCCAGTCGCATGTGATAAATTCAATTTATTATTGCACGGGTCCAGAGTATAAGGGCCTGTGTATATGGCATTATTCAAGCGTAGAAGGGCCGCGGAGAAGCGTGGCATCATCATCGGGACGGAGGGTTCATATATGAGCTCTGCCGCCGGCATCGACTTCGGCGTCAACGTCACGTCTGATGCGGCGTTGAAGATGACTGCATACCTTGCCGGTGTGAGGCTGATTTCTGAGAACATCGCCTCCCTGCCTAAGAAGGTTCTTCGCTATACCGACAGCGGGTTGCTGCCGGATGACAAGTCCCCTGTCTATCGTGCCATAAATATCCGGCCTAACGCCTATACCAACCACTTCGACTTCTGGTTCACGATCATGGCGTGGTTCCTCAACCGGGGCAATGCCTACGCCTGGATCCAGTATGATTATGACCATAACAGGATAGAGCTGCATCAGGTCCATCCCGACTACGTGACGGTATCGATAGTCAACGGTCACAAGTGGTATAAGATTCAGCACCCGGATTCTGATTTCGCTTTCCTGAACGGAGAGTGGCCGGATTACCGGATGCTGCACTTCATGCAGTTCACCCTCGACGGGATCGTCGGCATCAACCCGGTCATCTATAATGCCATCGCTCTTAACAAGGGCCTGGCCCTGGAGAAGTACATAGCCAATTATTTCGCCAAGGGCGGTGACAAGCGGGCTGTCATGGAGATGGAGAACTCCATGGGTGAGGACGTGTATGCGAAGTTTGTCAAGAGGGTCCAGAGCGCCGGCACCGGCGGTGTCCCTCTCCTTGAGTATGGCGTTAAGTACAAGCAACTCGGCGTCGACCCCGTGACCGCAGCGCTCATCGATTCCGAGGTTTTCTCCATCGATGACGTGGCCCGGATGCTCAACATCCCGCCGCACATGCTCGCGGAGATGTCCCATTCCACATTCAGCAACATAGAACACCAGACCATACAGTTCGTTCAGTACACCCTCCGTCCGATCGTGAAGAGGCTGGAGGTCGAGCTGGAGACCAAGCTCTTCAGCCGGTCTGACGCCGATGTCAAGTTCATCCTCGACGGACTGCTCCGTGGTGATACCGCTGCGCGGACCGCCTACTACCATCAGGCAGTGCTCGACGGGTGGCTTACCAGGAACGAGGCCCGAGAGATGGAAGGGTTCGAGAAGAAGGAAGGCCTTGACACCTTCCTGTATCCCCAGAACGAAGGGATGGTCGGTGATGATAACAACGAAAACATTTAACCTATGGCAGAAATATTCATTCGCACAAGTCAGTCGGGGGAGAAGACCGGGGAGCGTCGGATGTCATTCGTGGCGTCCGATGCCACCCGCGATTCTTATCATACCGTGATCGTTCCTGAAGGATGGCAGCTGGACCGGTTCAACAAGAATCCCGTCATCGGCTACCAGCACGGGTTGCAGTATTCCGGCGATCCGAACAGCGTGATCGGCAAGGCCCATGCCTACCTGTCCGACGGACGTCTGATGATCGACGTCGAGTTCGAGCCTGCGGACATAAACCCCATGGCCGACAAGATCTGGAAGAAGCTCGAGTTCGGCACCCTCAATGCCGTCAGTGTCGGGTTCGTTCCCCTGGAAGGCCGGTGGGGTGTCGGCGAGGAGGGCCCGGGCAAGAAGAACGAGACTTACTACTACACCAAATGTGAACTCATGGAGGTCAGCGTCGTCAACATACCGGCGAATCCCAATGCTCTGAAGAACGCGATGCAGCCGGAGGAGGACAGGCTGGCCGAGGAGCGCAAGGCAGCCCTGGAGGCGGAAACGCCTGAGGTAGATCCCGAGGTCGGGAAAGAGCCTGAAGAGGGCAGGACCGCGGAGATAGAGGCCCTTGAGCTCAGGAAAAGACAATCACTAACAATCGCAGGGTTTCAGCTCTGCAAATAACTAAATCTTAACACTATGCGCAAAATTACAGAAATTCGCAAAGAACTGGCAGAGCTGGAGGCTAAGATTGCTTCCCTGAACGCTGCCGAGAACGGCAAGGAGCTCCAGGAGGCCCTTGACCGCTACGATGCCGTAACCGCGGAACTCCGTCAGGCGGAGATCGCGGAACGCAAGGAACAGGAGGAAGCTCGCCGCAAGATGGAAGGCGAGGCAAAGAAGGGACACGTGTTCTCCCTCCTCCGCTTCATCCAGGGCGTCATGAACGGAAGGATGGATGGTATCGAGGCTGACTATGCCGCTATCGGTGAGGCTGAGTACTCCCGTCTCGGCCTTCGCCAGAACGGTTTCGTCATCCCTTCCATCGCCCTTTCCAGGGCTGCTTCCGGTCAGAACGCTGGCACGGCTGCTGATGGCGGGAACCTCGTCATCACCACCCAACGCTACGTTGAGGACGTCAAGCAGAAGCTTGTGGTCGCCGGTATGGGCGCCACCGTCCTGAACGGTCTCGTCGGTAACGTCGACCTCCCTTCCGTAGGTGGCATCACCGCTGCCTTCCTCGCCGAGGCCGCTACCTCTGCTCCTTCCAAGAAGGCTGTTGTCAGCAAGGTCACCCTCACCCCTCGTGGCTGCCGTGCTTCCATGGTCACCACCCGTGACCTCATGAAGCAGACCTCCCTCGATGTGGACAGGATCCTCATCGACCGTCTCTCCGACGCCGCTGCCGCCTGCCTTGACAAGGAGGCTCTTGCAGCTATCGTCGCTGCCGCTACTTCGGCTGGCACCGCTTTCAGCTGGGCGACTGTCGTAGCCATGGAGACCGCCATCAACACCGCCAACGCCAACCGTGGCAGGATGGGTTACGTCCTCCCTACCGCTCAGTGGGGTGCTGCCAAGACGATCGTGAAGGATTCTTCCGGCGCTGGTGGATTCATCCTCGACAGGGACAACACCATCAACGGCTACAAGGCTGATTACAGCAACCAGTTCGCCGCCGCGACTCCCGTGTTCGGTAACTTCGCTGACCTCTTCCTTGGCAACTGGGGCGGTATTGACGTCGTAGTCAATCCTTACAGCCTCGATGACACTGGAGAGATTAAGCTCAGCCTGTTCTACTACGCTGACGCGAAGGTGGCTCTCGCCAAGTCCTTCTCCAAGCTGGTCATCCCTAATAGTTAACTCTGACCGTCATGAGGGAAACGATTATACCTGATGCAACCGTGATGGCGGGCTACCTGTCCGCCTTCAAGAATCACCTTCGCCTGACCGGTGACGACATGGATTCTGACCTCACTCAGATCCTTGACGCTGCCTTCAAGTCTGCCGAGCATGTGATAGGTCGGGTCATACCCGTTTCCCAGGTGACAGTTGAGGGGAAATACACTTCTGTTGATTCCATTGTGCTCAGATTGCGGGGTCCGGTGATTGCGCTGGACTCCGTTATCGTGGGCGCGGATGATGTCACGGACAGCTGCACCCTGGACGGGAACTGCGTCACTGTCCCCGGGTCCTTCGAGAATCAGGAGGTCACGGTCACTTACACTGCCGGCTGGGAGTCCATCCCTGCCGATGTGCTCAATGCGGTGTTCCTGATCGGATCCTCCCTCTTCTCCCAGCCCCTTGACAGTGTGGAGACCCTGCCCAAGGCCAGCAGCATCTTGCTTCGACCTTATAGAACTTGGGGGGAGGAATAGTATGCCGGCACCGTTGATTGGCGAAATGGATACGCTTGTGACCTTGCAGAGCTGTGTGATGACTCGCGGCTCTCAGGGGCAGAAGCAGTTCTTGTTCACCGATTACCGTGATGTGTGGGCCCGCGTGGAGAGGAATGTAGATGAGCAGGTGGGTGACGGGAACCTCGAAGCTGGTCATACCGCGACTCTTCTTATCTACAAGGTCCCGGCGTTGGATACCAGGTGGAGGGTGGTGCTTGAGGGAAAGCCCTGGGGCATCACTGCCATCGACCCGATATCCCGCCTGTCCCCCGTCTGCAACCTGACAATCCAGTCTATCGATGGCTGACAATATCACTATCGAGGGGCTTGATGACTGCCTGCGGTTTTTCGACCAGGCTCCCAAGGAAATGGTGAAGGTGTGCAGGGGTGCGTTGAAAGCCGGTAGTAAGGCTGCTACTACGCACATCAAGAGCAAGACACCGCTCCGTTTCCGGAGGCTGACGAATTACAAGCTGGCGAAAGCGTCTGGTAAGCTGTATAGTCTGGTAGGCTATTACAACAAGCATCAGCAGACAGGGCACCAGCCCAAGGGGCAGGAACCCGTCGACGATTGGTTCAAGGCGTATTGGAAAAACTATGGAACCCTGACTAAGCGAGATCCCAGTCATGAGTTCAAGACGAAGATCCGGGGTCGGAACCAGGCGGTTTCTAAGCGCAGGCGAAACAATGTCGGTCAGCCGGCAAACAATTTTTTCGAGCGGGCAACGGAAGGATATGAGGCGAAGTTCGTTGATGCCTTCAATGATTATCTGGAAAAACACGTAGAAGACTGCTATGGTAAATGATGTGATAATATTCCAGGCGTTTGCGTCGGCATGTGAAGGGATCATCCCCACATACCTTGCCGAGGCTGAGACTGAGGAGTATCCATACCTTACCTACGACGCCGTTGTCACTCCCCTCGTCACGAAAGACGGGGTGTGCGGTTATGATGCGGTCCTCACGGCGGATATCTACTCGAAGGATTTCAACGAGGCGGAGACAAAGGCTGGTGACGTGGCGGATGCTGTTGCGGAGGAGATGAACCTTTCAGGAATGTCGGCCAAGCCGGCATCGCTGAGGAAGGATTGCGTTGACGGAGTGTGGGACATCACTCTTGAATGGAATGTCCGACAGAACATTGATTAACTTCAAAATCACAGATAACATGGTACTTGGTTACAATATCGCTTTCAAGGCAAACGGGAAGACATTCTGCGGCAGGACCCAGGATGACCTTACTATCGCAGCTAATGTCAAGGAGAGCTTGACGAAGGACGATCAGGGCGAGACCCAG